GCGTTGACAGGGAAATTGAGCTTAAAAAGAAGAGATTAAAATTTAAAGTTTTCTAGTCTTCTTTGTTCTGGGGAGCCTCTTGTGCATGATTTTTCTCTACGGACAGAGAAGCTTAGGCAAGCTTCCGTTACTCCGAGAACTTCTTCTAATGAGAACATAAATATTTGATCTTTTTCCCTACAGTAGACGGCAAAGAAATCCACCTCTGATTTACGATATTTCTTAGTCTTTCCATACCTACCCCTTATAGGACGAAATCGTAACCTATGCGGATCTTTTTTAGCTCTGAACCCTGTTTTGCATTGTATTTTGATTATTCGACCATTTTTTTCTATGCCAATATCCCATTGTGTAGGGATTGCAGGAAACACAACATTATACCCCATTTGTAGAAGTTTTAGAAAAACTTTAGTTTCGTGAATAAAACCTGTTTTAAACGTAGACAGAAAATCTCCTGCTAAGAGCCTCTCTTTGGATATTGTAATCCTTTTAAAAAAATATGGGTAGTTGCCAAAAAAAACCAGCGCACCAATCATAGTATTAAAGTGCTATTTTCTCAATTCCGTTGAATTGGAGCGCAGCGCAAATTTTATTAATTTTATTGGAGATTTTAAGGTGGACGAATTAAGAAAGAAATGGGGCGAAGTTATCGATTCGATGACAGCTCTAAATAAGAAAGCAAAGGACGAGGCTCGTTCTTTTACTGCTGAAGAAAAAGCTGAATATGCTGCATTAGAAAGTAAAGAAAAAGAACTTTCTGAAGAGATCGAAAGATCTGAGCGTTTAGCAAAACTTCAGGAAAGAAAGAAGTCAACAACTTCTGAGCCAATTGTTAAAATAACAAGAGAAGAAGGCGAAGATGAGAACGGTAAATGTATCGTTTTCAGATCTCTTGGTGAGCAGTTAATGGCTGTTAAAGAAGCTGGTATCAGTCCTCATAGAAGGAATGAAAAGCTTGAGAAAGCACAGAAAATCATGAGAGCTGCTACAGGCTTGAACGAAAGTCAGGCTGCTGATGGTGGTTTTCTTGTTCAGACAGACGAAGCTGCTGGTTTGATAAAGAGAGCTTATGAAACATCTGTTTTGGCTTCTCGTTGTACAAAGATTGGTATTAGCCCAAATTCAAATGGTCTAAAGATCAATGCTATCGACGAATCAAGCAGAGCTAACGGATCTAGGTTGGGTGGTATTCAAGCTTTTTGGGAAAATGAAGCAGATGCTTATACAGGTTCAAGACCTAAGTTCAGAACAATGTCATTAGTTCTAAAAAAACTAACTGGTCTTTGTTATGCGACAGAAGAACTTCTTCAGGATGCTAGCGCACTTGAAAGCGTTATTTCTGAAGGGTTCAAGCAGGAGTTTGCATTTAAGTTGGATGATGCAATCTTCAGAGGAACAGGAGCAGGTCAGCCATTAGGTATCAAGAATTCTGCTGCTTTCATTTCTCAGGCGAAAGAAAGCGGACAGACTGCTGATACGATAGTATTGAACAACATTGCTAAAATGCGTTCTCGCCTATGGGTAAGAAGCAGAGGAAGTTATGTATGGACAATCAATCAGGATTGCGAACCACAGCTTAACGTACTTTCCTTAACTGTTGGAAATAACAGTTATCCAGTATTGCTACCAGCAACAGGAATTTCAGGTGCCCCATACGATACAATGTATGGTCGTCCAGTTGTTCCAACTGAGTACAGCGATACTTTAGGAGATTTAGGAGACGTTGTTGCTGCTGACTTCAGCCAATATCTATTAATCGATAAGGGTACAATGCAGCAAGCTGCATCTGTGCATGTTAGATTCGTTTATGACGAAATGACATATAAATTTACTTACCGAGTAGATGGACAGCCTCTATGGGATAAGGCTCTTACCCCATATAAGGGAACTGCTACAGTTTCCCCATTCGTAGGGTTAGCTGAGAGAGCATAGTTAATTTAAGGGGTGATAACTCACCCCTTTTAGATTTATTAAATTTGGAGAAATAAAATGTTTACTGAAAAAAATGCGCTTTTAAGCCTATTAGGGCCAACAGCCGATGGTTTCGCTGGAACCGTAGATTCTGATGCTTTTAGCATGGAAAACTTTGATGAAGCTACTATTGTTGTATCTCACAAGGGAGGAACAACTGGTAAGTCAACTTTAACTGTTTTAGCATCAAGTGATGCTTCAGGGACTGGAGCTGCTGCTGTTGCTTTCGCTTATAGGCGTAAGACAACTGGAGCTTCAAGTGTTTGGGGAGCTGTTTCTCAGGCAACTGTTTCTGGTATCGATACCGTTCCAGGTGAAGATACTTTAATCGAGATCTATGTTAGGTCTTCAGAATTACCTGATGGTAAACCGTTCGTGAACCTTCATGCTGTTGAAGCTGTAAACGATCCTGTTACTGCATCTGTATTTGCTATTCTTAGCAGCGCAAGATACGCAGGAACAACTCTACCTGATTCATTGAGTTAGTTAGTTAGCGGAGAGGGAGAAGTTTTCCTCTCCGCATTTTTTATTATATATAAAGGCATAAAAAATGGGGCATAAAGTAAAAGTTCATATTAAAAGCCTAAATTACGTTCCTAGGGGAAAGGCTGGCGAGTACAGAGCTGGATCAGTTCAGGTTTTAGATTCTGCGGAAGCTTACGAATTAGATGCAGCAGGAATTGCTATCATAGTTGAAGATCCTTATGGAGAAAAAGAAACTTCTATCTATGAGCCTGTTTACCTAGAAGAACAGAAAGAGGTTCAAGAAGAAGTGGTAGCTGAAGAGGTTCAGGAAGTTAAAGAGATCTCTGAAGAAGTTGTGAGCGAAGAAAAGGTTGAAGAAGTTAAGGAAGTTTCTGAAGAAGTAGTTGTTGAAGAAGTTAAGGAAAACAAGGAAGCTTCTGAGGAAGTCGGAGAGGATAAGAAAGCTAAAAGTAAGAAAGGTAAGTAATCTATCATGAGATGGAAAGAGCTTACAGCAGCAGCGCAACTTCCTGTTTCGATTTCTACAGCTAAAAGTGCTATTAGAGTAGTTGATACTCAATCTGTGGCAACTAAGGCTAATAGGACTATCGGAACAGGAAGTTCGGAGCTTTTTATTACAGCTAAAATTGCTGGCACTATAGGCAATCAGTATAGCGTAGAGCTTTTAGTGAGTGGAAATAATACTCCTTTAAGCGTATCTGTAACGAATAATAAGCTTACAATAAATTCTGCGACTAACGGATCTGCTACAGCAACTTCAACTGTTAATGATGTAATCGCAGAGATTTATGCCAATGCTCAAGCATCTAGTCTTTTTGATGCTACTAATGGCTCTGGTAACGGAACAGGTGTCGTTGTAGCTGCTGCAAATGCCAACTTATCATCTGGAGTTGATGGGGGAGATGAGGACGCATATATTTCATTACTAATCTCAGCTACAGCAGAGTTGATAGAAAGAATTACCAACAAAATCCTAATGCAACGAACTCATAGGATATTTTATGATGATTGGCCTAATGGAGATATTATCACTCTTCCATTATCTCCTATTCAATCATTGGATGCATTAAAATACATTAATTCAAATGGAACACTGACATCATTTACTGGAATGACGCTTGATGGAGAGGATAAAGATTTACCTCCAAGGCTGATATTAAATTCTGGGGAATCGTATCCTGCTCTTGCTATGAGCGTTTTAAACGGTGTCCAGATTGATGTTACTACAGGATATGGAAGTACGGAGTCGAGTATACCCTTTGTAATGCGTCAGGCAATTTTATTCCTTGTAGGACATTGGTATGCCAACAGAGAGCCTGTTATTAACGGAATTTCTGTATTATCGAATAAGATTCCATATACTTTTGAATCAACATTAAACTCTTTTAGATTGATTTATGTATGATTGCAGCAGGAAGCTTAGACAGAAGAATTTCTATCCAGCAATGTAATGTTGTTAGGGATGCTATTGGAGCTGCCAAGGAAAGCTTTACGACTCAATATGCTAATGTTCCTGCGATGTTTAAAGCTCTAACAGGCAGGGAGAAGTTTAAGGTAGAGAGTGCTAGGGAGGTTAGTTATTTTCAAGCGAGGTTTACTATTCGCTATATAGCAGGGCTGACTAAAAAACATAGAATCTTATTTGAAGGCGAATATTACGATATACTGAATATATCAGAGATGACTAGAAGGCAGGGGTTAGAAATTTTAGTTCAAAAGGCAATCTAATGACTAATACAGTAAGGATTGAAGGGCTAGAAGAGATTCGCAGGAGAATGAATAACATGGCCTCCGATCTTAAGCGACGCATATTAATTGATGCAATGAAAAGGGCTATGAAGCCAGCCATGCAAGCTGCCCAAGCAAATACCCCTAAAGGGCGACGTGATAGACGTGGTGGGAAAGGCCAGAGAATATCTCAAAATGTATATACAGGCCCTCGAATGATTTCAATGTATCGGATAAAAAAGATGAGATCAGATAACCCTTTTCTCTTAGAGGTTCAGCTTCAAAATACAGCTTATTATTCAGGATGGGTGGAGCTTGGACATAGGGTTGTTAGGGGTAGGAAAAAGAAAAAGAAGGTTGTAGGTCACTCTCCAGCGCAAAACTTCCTTAAGAAAACCTTCGACGCTGAAAAGAATAGTATCGTAGTTAGATTAGCCAACGAAATCCGTGCGGGATTATTTAGGAGGGGATTCTAATGGCTCTTATAGAAGATGGGATATATGCCTATTTAAGTACTCAGGCTAATATTATCTCATTGGTAGGAGATCGGATTTATCCGACTTTACTGCCACAGATTCCAACTTTGCCAGCTATTGTTTTTTTTAATATGGGGAGTGATCCGATTAGGAAAATCAATGGTGCGCCCGATTTAGTATCTACGGAGTTTCAGTTTCATTGTTTTGCGACTGAGCTTAGAGAGGCTAAATTAATCTCTAAAGCTCTGAGAGATTCTTTAGAGTCTTATGTGGGATTAATGGGGGATAGCACAGTAAGGGCAGTGCTGTGTTCATCAGAAGGTATGGATGATTACGATGATGTTCCAAATGATTTCAGAGTAATTTCTGAGTATGAAATTTGGCATCTACTTTAATTTAATAGGAGATTTTTAAAATGACAATTACAGCTTATTCAGGTTACGGAACTCTGATTAAGAGAGGTGACGGTGGTTCATCTGCCGCAACTAAAGCTTCTCGTACAATCGGATCGAGCAACCAACAACTTAAAATACTTGCTGCCGTAGCTGGTGCTGCTGGCAACAGTAAAACTTGTTCGATATTAGTATCAGGAAATAACACAGCTTTTTCTTTTACTGTATCGTCATCAAACTTAGTAATAACATCTGCAACAGATGGAAGCGGAGTTGCTACAACTACAGTATTACAGGCAATTGCTGCTCTTTATGCTGATGCTACTTTTAGAGCAAGTTGGGATGCAACTATTGGAACTGGTAACGGTTCTGGCGTTCTTGTTGCTGGTTCAAGTGCTGCTCTTACAGGTGGTGCAGATTCTACAGAAGTTTTCACAACAATTGATGGTGCTAGAAGTATTTCAGGCCCACAGTTTTCATTAGAAACTTTTGACGTAACTCATCATACATCAAATTCAAGCTACAGACAGATCAAGCCTTCATTTAAGTCGGCTGGAGAAGTTTCTTTTGAATTGATATATGATCCAGCAGATGCAGAACATGAAGGTCTTTTAACAGACTTTGAAAACAGAACATTGAGAAACTTCAGAATGATCCTTCCTGACTTGGGTGGAATGCAGTATGATTTCTCTGCATATGTTTCTGGTGCAGAAGTTGGCGCACCGATTGATAACGCATTAACTCTATCCGTTCGTTTAGGAATAGATGGTGCGGTAACAAGGACAGCATAGTTTAACTTAAATTAAAGAGGCAGATTTATGAGTTTGGATAAAGTGAGTCCAGGAGTTGAGGTAAAGATAGGTGGAAAGGTTCGCAAGTTAGTTTTTAACATGTGGGCTTTCTACCTATTGGAGAGAGAAACAGGTAAGAATGTTCTTCAAGGGGAGCTTTTTTCAAGCCCTACATCGAGTGATATTCTTACCTTGTTGTGGGCTGGATTACAGTCTACAGAGAAGGTCAGTATAGAAGATTTAGGAAAAATGGTTGAGTTATCCGACTTACCAGATATTTCTAAAGCTATAACAGAAGCTTTTCAGCAAGCTGCTGTTCCAGAGGGTGAAAAAAAAACAAATACTCAAGAAGTAAGCGAGCTTCGATAGGTAGTTTCGCCACGGAACGCAATAATGCTGAGAAGGTAGATTGGTTGGAGTTATGGGCGATGGCTATTTACGATTTAAAGCTATCAGAGAAGTTCTTTTGGGAACTCACTCCAGCCAAACTTTTTTATTTGAAAGATAGAGTCGAGCAAACAGTCAAACAGCAAGATGCTAGATTTGGCATGATCGTCGCCACGATTAGAAATTTATTCAGGGGGAAAGAAGATAGACCAGTTGGGGCTTTAGAGGTAATGGGTTATGATGATGATAAGCCAGAACCGACAAAAGATCCTGAGTATATAGCAAGGGAAACTGCTTTAAGATTCAGGCTTCTTTCTGCTGCAATGGGTGGAGTTAAAAAGGAAAAATAGGATAAGTGGCGAGTAAAAACGAAATCGGTAAAATTCGTGTTACGCTTCAACTTGGAACAGAAGAGTTGCAAGCTGGTATTCGCACGGCTGAAAGAGAATTAAAGAAATTTGGAAGAGTCGCACAACAGGCAGGATCGGCTATCTCCGTAGCCTTTGCTGCTGGACTAACAGGTATTGGGGTAGCTGCTGTTAAAAGTTTTGGAAACTTTGATGCGGCTATTCGCCGTTCAATGGCATACATCGATGATGCTGGTGAAATTGGTGGTGCTAATTTTAATAAATTAATTGCAGGAGCTAAGCAGCTTTCCGAGAGAACTTCTATTTCTGCAACAGAAGCTGCGGAAGCATATGGTGTTCTTGGACAGGCAGGATTAAAAGCTGGCGAGGCATTAAGTTCTTTGCCAGTTTTTGCAGATTTTGCAACTGCTGGTAATTTAAAGTTAGCTGAATCTGGAGAGATGCTAATTCAGATTCAGCAATCTTTAGGAGAAGAGTTTAAAACCTCAGAAGAGAGAGCAGAGAATTTCAGCAAGATTGCTAACGTAATTGGACGAGCCTCTTTAGATACCACTCTTAGCATACAAGATCTTTCCGTATCATTAGCCTCTCAATTGGGGGGCGCATTAAGACAGGCCAATGTTGATATTGAAACTGCTACAGCAATATTAGAAGCATTTGGATCTCAGGGGATTAAAGGAGCGAAAGCAGGAACAGCCCTTGGAATAGTGATTAGAGATCTCGGTTTAAAATACTTCAAGAAAGGTGGCATAAATGTTTTTGATGAGAATGGAAACTTCAAAAACATAATTGGCGTATTAAAAGAAATGGAAGGAGCCTTAGACGGCCTTTCCGATGTTGATAAAATAATAAGATTAAAAGAGTTAGGTTTTACACTTAAAAATATCTCATTCATTCAATCCTTGATGGGGATGAGTCAGGCGATGTCCGATTTTGAAAAGCGAAATCGGGAGGCTGGAGATACTATAAAAGAAATTGCTGATAAAATAAGAGCAGGCTTTAACGAGCAGATGAAAATGGCTGCTAATACAGCAACCAACGCTGCTATAGTTATTGGGGAAAAACTTGCTCCTGCTGTTTTATTAGCAACAAGGCTTTTTGCTGATTTTGCAAAATGGTTTAGCGAGTTACCAAGTTTTGTTGTTAATGCAACCGTTGCGACTTTTGGAATAGTAACAGCCCTTGCGGTACTAGGAACAACCCTTGGGATAGTTTCTAGTGCGTTAGGAAGTTTTATTGGATTGTTCCAACTATTACTTGGAAAAACAATTGTTGCTGACATTGTGAAAGTTTTAGCAGGTATTGGGGCAGCGATAGGAACTCTTCCAGTAATAATCGGGGTAGCAATTGTTGCTGCTGGTGCTGCAATTTACATCTTCTGGGATGATATTAAAGAAGGTGCTTCATCCTTGATAGGATGGTTTAAAGAATCCTTCCCTGAAATATTTGATATTGTTTGGGGAGTCTTCCTAACAATTGGTGATATAGCTTCTAAGTTCTTTGAAAACTTCTCTAAGGGATGGCAGGTAATTAAAGATTTTGTTAGCGATGTTTGGAATGGCATCGCTGATTTTATTTCAGGAAAGATAGATGCCATAGATGATATTATCGATGGATTTATCGAAGGGTTTAAGACTAAGTTTCCCAAGATCGTTCCTTACGCACTTGACGCATTTGAAGCAATTAAGAAGGGTGCGGAGTTCTTAAAAACTGCGTTAGATAATGCTATGTATCCTGGAAAAATGTCAGGATCTAATGCGCTCGGCGACTATATTGCTGAAGCTCTAGGAGCTGATGAGTGGGATAAGCAGTTAGCGGATTTCTTTAAAGGCAGAGCTAAGGACGAGAGAGCTAAGCAGTTAGAAGAACAAGCTAAGGCATTACAGAAACAAGTTGATCTAGCAAATACATTAAAAAATATTAATCAGGAAATGCTGAGCATCGGTAGCGTAGGTAGTGCTGTTGAAGGCTTGCCAAGAATTTCTAGCGAGCTAGGACCACGAAAAGAATTTGCTCTAGGAGATCTTGCAATTCAAAGAGAGGATGCTTTTAAGGTTCAGCAAATAGCTAAGGCGACAGGAGAAAGTGTTGAGAATATTAATAAAGCTCTTGGTCAAGGAAAGAGGACTCTAAAAGAGACAGTTGATGAATTAGTAAATAATAGCGAAGAAACTAAAAAAACTGAAAAGGCAATTAAAAAAGCTGTTGATGAAACAGAAAAATGGCTCTCTAAGTGGAAAGAGTTTAGAGCTGAACAATCAACAAATACTTCTCAGGATGAGATAGATAAAATATTGGAGATGGGGAATTTCTCCCCTGAAGACTTATTTAAGCTAGATGAATTAACTAAGGGTTTAAAAAAGAGCGTAGAGGAAGGTTTCTTTGAACAGTGGAAAGAGGGGTTAAAGCATGGGATTCCTCTAAGCGAACTCGAAGAAGAGATGAAAAAAGCTGGCGATGCAGCAGTCGATGAAGTTGGTAATAAAGTAGATACTAAAGTCGATGAGATGAGTGCAAAGATCCACGAGAATCTTGTTAATGCAGGAGAAGGATTCATTTCTCTAATTGGTGCAGCAGGAGATGCGTTTGGAATTAATTTAAGTGGTATCACATCAGCACTAGGACAATTAAGTCCAGAAAGTAAGGCTAAGATTGGAAGTACCGTTAAAGATGGTATTGGAGATCTTTTTGGAGACGATTTCTTAAACGATATTGGATGGGGATCTGATAGCGCAGATCCAGAGGCTCAAGCTGCGGCAAATAAAGAGATGATGGACGATATTCAAGCAGGGTTGGATGTCGCAGGAGATATTTTTAACGCATCTGACAAGGATAAAGAAACTAAAAGCAATGCTGGAACTGGTGCAGCAGCAGGGGGAGCTATTGGAGCCTATTTCGGTGGTTCTACAGGACAGAAGATCGGATCGCAGATAGGAGAGCTAATAGGTGGAATGCTTAAATGGGGGCCACAAAACGCTGAAACTCAAGCTCGTCATGCTTTTGCTAATTTCGTAGAAGAAGGTTTTGAGAAGCTTAAAACAGTCGCATTTTTCGATAAAGATAAAAAGCTAAAACTCACAAAAGGAGATCAGTTTAATTTCCTAGAAGGGTCAAGTGATAGGTTTAATCTGCCAGGATGGGGCGATGAATTTAATAAGCTAGATCCAGTAATTAAAAAGACCTTTAACGGTTTAGGAATGGCTCTTAAGGAGACATTAGGATTAACTGAAGAAGTTGGTTCTCAGATAGCCTTCTTACTCTCTGAGAATTTAGGTGCGAATGTTGATAACGCAAGGTTGTTCGTTGCTCAATTAGGCTTATCCTTGGAGGATTTAAGCAACAGTTTAATCGCTGCTGGCGAAACTGGAGCCATGACATGGTTAGAGGTGGAAAGTGGCTTACAGGGGCTAGGAGAGGCTTTTAAACCTGGCCTAGCGGCTGTTGGAGATATTGCAGGAGCGTGGCAACAACTCACTGATTCTGGGGGTAGAGGGATAGCTGCGATTAAAGCAGTTCAGAATATTGCCGTAGAAACTTTAGAAGCTGGCGGAAAAACTCTAAAAGATTTAGAAGCAAAAATGCTTGCTGCTGGTATTCCAGCAGAACAGGTATCGGCTTTAATGGCAGCTCTTGCTCAAAGACAGATAACAACCTTAGAGCAGTTAGCAGAAGTTTCTAATCGAGTTGGGGGCGGCATCGTAGCAGATATTAATGCTGGATCTGAAACCATGGCAGATAATTGGGCTAAAATGACAGAACAGCTTGAAGATGTTAGTAAGAAGTTAAAAGAGATACCAGATGAGGTAACTTCCAGAATACATCTTAAAGTTGATACAGAGATGTCCGAGGAAACTAAGAAGCTATTAGAAGCAGGGGTTACTGGAGTAGAGATACCAGATAGCACCGAAAAATTTGCCAAAGGTGGCCTTCTAACGAGAAAGATGTCATTTGGGATGTCAGGTGGTGGCTTCGGGCTTGCAGGGGAAGCAGGGCCAGAATTCATCATGCCAGCAACTAGATTACCAGATGGAAGCATGGGAATTAGGGCAGTTGGACAAGGGCAAGCAAAAGGGTATCCTGTTATTAACCTAACGGTTAATGCTCCAAACTCTGCTCCAGGAATGGAACATAAAATAGCCAATGCGCTTGATCGAGTGAGAAAAGATATGATCTCTCAAACTATAGATATTATTAGTCGGCACTCAAGCCAAGGTAGGGGATAATGGCAATAAGTTATCCTTTAAATATGCCAACATCTCCAGGAATAGTTTCTGTCACTATGTCTCAATCTAGTGCTGTTTCCATCTCTGAATCTCCTTGGAGCTATGCTTCTGAGGTTCAAGTTCATGCAGGGCAAAGATGGATAGCACAAGTTACCTTGCCTGTAATGGATAGGGCAGAAGCAGAGGCTTGGCAATGTTTTCTTTTAAGACTAAATGGGATGGCAGGAACATTTTATTTAGGAGACTTCCTAGCTCCAGAACCAAGAGGTAATTGGTCAGGGAATCCATTGGTTGATGGTGCTAATCAATCTGGACAAGTTTTAAACCTTAAAGGATTAGCTGTTGGGGCAACGATTGAAACAGGGGATTATTTTCAAATTGGGCAAAGACTCTATAAAAATATTAGTGAGTCAACAGTTGTTGCTGATGGCTCTGGGGAATGTTCCTTAGATATTTTCCCTCGTCTTAGAGAGTCGCCTTCTGATGGTCAGAGTATAATTACCTATGCTCCAAAGGGTCTTTTTAGGATGGCTGAAAATAACTATGATATATACAGTAATTACTCTTTTACTTATTATGAAGTTTCATTTTCCGCAATTGAGGCAGTCTAATGGCGAGGAATTTAACGGCTGAAATGATTGCCGAAATAGAGGCAGGGAGGAATTCCCCTATATTTTTATATGAGGGGATTTTCGTAGGCGTTACTCTACGACTCTGGAATGGGGTAGGTGAGCTATATTGGGATATGAGACAATGGCAGGGCAATGGGTGGCTCAGAGGATTCCAAGGCGTAGAAGAAAATGTTGATATGGCAAGCACTGGTATGGATATAGAGCTTGCTGGAGTACCTCAAGTTTTAATTTCCACATTACTAAGCTCAACTAAACAAAATGCTAGTGGAAAATTATGGCTAGGATTCTTAGATAGCACAGGGGCGGTAGTAGATGATCCTTACTTACTATTTGAGGGGAAGCTAGATGTTCCCACAATAGATGATCAAGTTGGCAATCCTATTATACAAATTTCCTATGAAGCAGAAACAGTAGATTTAGATAAGGCTAGTGATTATCGGTATACTCCAGAAAGTCAGAGAATTTTTTATGCTAATGATAAAGGCTTTGATTATGTGGCACAGATTGCAGCTACATGGAAAGGTCAATGGGGGCCACAAAAGAAACCACCTGCCAAGAAGAAGGGCAAAGGCTCTACTAAAACAAAACAAAAAAATAGAAAGGATTTTCAAATTTGACAGTTCTAACACCAAAAGAAATTAGAAAGGAATTTGCTCCGACAAAATCGGAGATAGATCGCTTTTTTAAAAATCATCCTAAGCTAAGAAGGACTCCTGCAAATGTAAAAAGAGTCAAGAAAAGGATTCGGGCTTCTAAAGCTTTACGTTCCCCTGGCAAGGAGGTTTCCTTCACTCAAGCTGCTGCTGACTGGCAGATTATTTACGGCGTAGTAAAGGTTGGTGGAGTTATTACTTATGCTGCTAAGAGTGGAAATAATAATGAATTCCTTCATCTTATTATTACCGTTGCAGGGCATGAGATCGATGAGATCGAGAAGGTTTATCTTGACGATGAAGAGGTAATATTTCAAAGTGGTCTTGATGGTTGGTCGGCTTCTATACGAAGAGTAGATGGAACCTTGGCAGATGCTACTGATATGATCTTTATGTCAGTGAATCATGGTAACCCTGCTGATGCCGCTAATGCAGATCTAATTGCAGCAATGCCAATTAACGGAATAAATGAATGGACAGCAGATCATAAACAAAGTAATAGGGCACACGTTTATTTAAAACTTAAATGGAATGCAATCATATTCCCTGATGGTGTTCCCGATATTAACTTCTTAGTTAGAGGAAAAAGAATAAGACACCCTGGAAGTGGTACGAGTACAGCTTATACAAATAATCCTGCTGCTGTAATGGCAGATATTCTAACAGATCCAAGTATTGGAAAAGGTATTTCTTGGGATAAAATAGATGCGGACACATGGGAAGCTGCTTATGATAAATGTAACGAAACTATTAATCTAATATCGGGGACAGAGCCTCGCTATCGGGTTAATGCTGTCTTTAACTCATCAGATTCTTATCAAGATATGTTAGAAACGGTAGCTGCTGCAATGGGCGGTAACTATACCTACATTAATGGGAAGTATAAGATTTATGCTGCTGATTGGAGAACTCCAACAGTTACTCTAACTGAAGATGATATTCTTGGTGATATAAGAGTACAAACTAAGCTGTCAAGAAAAGAAAGTTTTAACGGAGTAAAGGGAACCTTTATATCTCCTGAATTAGATTACGAAGAAGTCGATTTTCCTGTTGTTAAAAATGATTTCTACATGGAACAAGATGGGAACGAAAGAGTTTGGGAAGACGTTCAATTCCCTGTCACGACATCTGCTTCGATGGCACAAAGATTAGCTAAAATAGAATTAGAAAGAAATAGGCAGTCTATTACAGTACAGATAACAACTGGCCTCAGAGGTCTTTTAGTAGAGCCTATGGATATAGTTAATTTAACCATATCTCGTTTTGGTTGGACTAATAAGACTTTCGAGTTACAGGAATCTACTATCATCTTAGAAGGAGATCCACCAAGCGTTAGAGTCCAGATGCTTCTAAAGGAAGCAGCGGAGTTGATGTATGCTTGGAATGATGGAGAAGAAACTCGATTCGATATTGCACCAAATACTTCCCTTCCAAGCCCAAGATCTGTACCAGCTATTACAGGATTAGCATTAGCTTCTGGCACTAATGAACTTTATATAAGAAATGATGGAACTGTTTTTACTAGAATTAAAGTATCGTGGGATGAGCCAGCAGATTTCTTTGTAACTTCAGGTGGTACTATACAGATACAGTATAAGAAAAGTGCTGATGCAAGTTATATAACATTACCTCTAATCTCTGGAGATATTACTAACTTTCATATATTAGATGTTCAAGACGGCGTTAATTATGATGTTCGAGTTAGAGCATGGAACGCTTTACAAATTTATGGTGCTTGGACAACTCAATCAAATTATCTTGTAGTAGGTAAAACAGAAGCCCCTAGTAACGTAACTGGTTTTGCAGCTTCGATAGAATCTTTTGGGATAAGATTCTCATGGGATAAGGTTCCTGATCTAGATGTTAAGAAATACGAGATCAGATTTGGTAACTCTTCAGCAGTATGGGCAACAGCTCAATACCTAACTGATGTTGATGGAACAACCTATTCTGCAAATATTAGATTAGCGGAGACATATAAGTTTCTTATAAAAGCTGTAGATACAAGCGGAAATTATAGCGCAGAGGCTACTGCAATTATTTCTTCAATAGTGATCCCAGAAGCTCCAGTTACAACTATTGCAATAAATGGAGCTAATTATTTATTGAGATGGTTAGAGCCAAATGCATTATTCTCAATTGATTCTTATGAGATTGCTTACGGTTCTCCAAGCACTGTTTATGCCGACAGGACTTTAATATCAACAGTAAAAGGACTTTCTTATCAAGATAAAATACTCTGGAGTGGTAATAGGAAGTTCTGGGTTACAGCAATCGATGTCGCTGGCAATTATGGTACTCCGTATGAAGTATCGTTAGGCGTATCTGCTCCAACTGCGGTAACAGCCTTAACGGTAGAGGTACTTGATCAAAACGTATTATTACGATGGGAAGAGCCTTCTATACATACCCTATCGATAGATTACTACAAAGTTTCAAAGGGTGCGGATTATGATACGAGTATCTTACTAGGAACGCATAAAGGTACGTTCTCTGCTATATTTGAGATGGCTGGAGGTACTTATACCTATTGGGTGGTAGCTGTTGATACGGCTGGAAATATTGGAACTCCTTATAATTTAAGTGCCATTGTTCGAGGCCCTGTAGACTTCGTTCTCCTAGAAACTGGAGATCCAGATAACTCAACTCCATACATAGATCCGTCAACAGGCACAGGGGATAATTTCGTTGAAGTATTGGAACAGCTTCTAATGCCGATAGATGACGAGGAAACATGGACTCAGCACTTTGTTAATAATTCATATGATGATTTTCAGGATGCTATTGATGATGGATTAACGGCATTTATTCAGCCAGTTCCAACAACTGCATCATGGGAGAGAGTCTTGGATTATGGGGCAACCCTGACATCTGCTTTAATTACATTAAGTTTTACAAGGGCAGACTATGACGGAACGCCTGATTTAACGATACAAGTAGGGTATTCAAACGATAACGTCTCTTATACAATGGTTACAGGTCAACAGGTTTTTGCAACTAACTTTAGATATGTGAAAATAGTGTTTGAAATAGCTTAATTTATGGCAAATAACCCTTTTACGATTTTAAGTAACATAAATGTAACTCTTAGTGTTAAAGAGGAACAGGATGGCGGTATTGTCAATGTTACAGGCGGTTCATCTGGAACTTTTGTTGCTTTTAATAAAGATTTTGTCGACGTTAGGTCTATTGTCGTTTCCGCAAGGAAGAATGCTAGTTACGATGTCGAAGCTCTCTGGGAATTTGGCACTGAAGAGGATGGGGGGTTTACCGCCTATGTTCTTAGAAGAGACAATGGAAGTTATGTGGATGGTGAGGTTAGTTGGCAAGTTAGAGGGGTAGTTTAAGATGCAAAAGGAAAAACATACGAAAGAATTTATTAGCTTTAAAACTACTAGTGATAGATTAAGAGCTTTAATTCAAGATCAGATTATGCCATCAGCATCTACAGATTCCTTGGATATTTTGCAAGAAGCATCGGAATTGGGGAATCTCATCTCTCAGCTTAAGGAAGCCGAACAAAGGTTTTTTAAAATGTTTTGGCACTCCCCATTTCCTGCTTGCGTGATTAGTGAGTTAGGATATTTCATAGAAATTAACCCTGCTTGCGAAGAGCTTTGGGGGTATTCGAGGCAAGAGCTAAAAGATGGTATGAGATGGCAAGAGCTAATAGATCATGACTTTATCTTTAGTAATGAAAAGATGATTAAAGAACTAAAAGATGAGAACGTGCATAGTAGGCAAATAGTTAGTTCCTGTTCTGATAAACTTGGAAATAAGAAAAATATATTATTAACTTATACGGCTGTTAAGGGAAAGAAAGACGAGATATTATATCTAATATCTCAGATTGTAAGCCAAGATTTATTGGAGGACTATTTAGAGCTAATTAAGAGAGGTTTGAGTGACAAGTTTTCTCATTGAAAAGGTTTTTGAGCAGTTTGAAAAACATTTAAAAGATGTTCTTGAAAAACATGACTCAGAGTTAAAAGAACAATCTTCTCATTTGATCGAATCCAAAATTGAGATTAATCGGTTAAATGAGATGATTGAATCTTTAACAAAAGATTTAGAAGCCCTTGAGGATTTAAGAGATAAGGTTATAACTTTGGAAAAAGAAGGTATTAAATTTACTTGGAAGTTACTTCTGCTTAGTACCGCAGGGGGTTTAGGGGGTGCGAAATTTTTAGATAAGATAATTGTTTTATTAGGTAAATAACGATGGCAGATTTTAATACACCACAAAACACTAGCCTCTATTCTCAAGTTTGGAATTTGATGTCATCAATCATCACATCTGTTGTTACAATGTTTGATGGAACGACAGATACTAATATTCCTGACAAAGCTAAGAGGTATAATACAAGTACTGATAAGTTCCAAAAATATAGTTCGTCGGGAGGTACTTGGGCTAACTTAGGTTTCCATACAGCGATAGATAATCATATTGCAGATACAGGATTACACTCAGGCGTTCCAACAGGCGCAATAATGCAATTTGGTGGTTCTTCTGCGCCATCTGGATACTTATTAGCAAATGGAGTAGATGTAAGTAGAACTACATACGCAGCTCTATTTGCTGTATACGGTACGACTTATGGTTCAGGTGACGGAAGTACCACTTTTGGATTACCTAATATAAAAGGTAGATTTCCAATCGGTAAGGGAGATGCTGGTATCACAGCAACATTGGGGGCGACTGGAGGATCTTTTGATCATACACACTCTGTTCCTAATCATGCTCATGCAATTGCCACTCATTCGCACACGATGGGGAATCATACGCATTCAGTTGGCGCACATCAGCATCCAATGAGTACGCATTTTCACTATGTTCCAGGACATGGGCATTCATCTTCTCATGCTAATGCTACTATTGAGATTACTTCTAGCGGTTCGCATTTACATGATATCCCAAGAAGGGGAGCTGCTGGATCGTCTTCGGGCGATAATAGGGTATCCATGACAAATGGAGTCGCCTCGACTGATACTGGTGGAATTACTGTTTCCAATTCAACATCTAATCATGCTCATCCTCATGCTAACTTTTCAGGGGTTGTAGGTAATGGTTCCTTGATTGGTGACTCTCAATTCTCAACTGAATTAGGCGGTAACACTCTAACGGATGCAAGTAGTGCGTTTAATTCTGGTGCGCCGAGCGATAACAATACTAGCACTGGTGGGCCAACAACAACATCGACAGATGGAAGTAGTACAACAGGGCAGAATAACCCACCATATATAGTATTTAATTATATTATCAAAACTTAAAATGAGCTTGAATGATAAGGCATTAAAAACTCTTAAAATAGATGAGGGGATTCGATATTCTCCGTACAAAGACTCGCTTGGATATTGGACTATTGGAGTTGGGCATTTAATCGGTAAGGAGTTACACGAATTAAAGTTATCCGATAAAGTAGTAACGGCTTTATTATATGAAGATCTAGATCAGGCAACTAAGGATACTTGTGAGCTTTTCGGCGAACAATTTCATTCCTTCTCTGAAGCCAGAAAGTGTGCTTTAATAGGATTAACTTTTAATCTTGGATTGTCTAAATTTAGTAAGTTTAAAAACACAATCAAAGCAATAAAAGAGAATGCTTGGCAAGAGGCGGCTGATCATCTTAGACAATCGTTGTGGGCTAAGCAGGTAGATCCGAAAAATCGTCTTAATAGTGGTCGAGATGATAGAATTATTCATGCAATAAAAACAGGATGTTTTCACGAGGAATATAATATCGAATGAGCATCTCAAAAGTAATTATTGAATATAACCTTCCAGATGAAGGTTATTATGATGTTTTAAACAACATAAAAAAGACACTTAATCTAGGAGCGTATGAGTCCTGCATAGATGAAATCTTAAGCTATACACGTTCCATATTAAAACACGGAGATCCTTCGGATGAAGTTATAAAACATTTGGAACATATAAGACAATTAATTTTTGATGAACAATTAGGGGGATTATGAAAATAAAGGCAACTTATTTATATTTTATGTTACTTACATTTTGTGTGACAAGCGTTACACAAGCAGCTCCAAGATATTGGGGAGTTGATGCATTAGGAATGGGAGCATGGGAACAGTCGGCAGTAAATGCAATTCCAAGTGGAATAGCAATCGGTCTATTTACCCAGAAAGATCTATTCGGTGATCCGATTCCAAAACTTGAGCGTAAACTTGCTTTAGGGCATACACCTCTCGTTAGATATAATCTCCGTTGGTCAGATGCTCATCAATTTCCTACTTCTGTATTTCCTAAGATTGTAGAGGAAGCGAAAAGAGTTACACGAACAATAGATAAATTTCCAAGCGTAGAATGTTATGTCAGTGGAGCGACGGAGCATCAATTGAATGCAAGAGATGCACAAGCATTGGCTGATAAGATTCTCGCTGTTATCCCTGAAAGATGTAAATATGTTAATAATCCATGGACAGGGAAGGGAGCATTCCTAGCTCCGACTAATCGCATTATAAATGAGGTTCATGGTAGTCATGCAGAGAAGCCTCGTGTCGGAGGAATATACACTTTCAGTTTTGATGGAACTGATTGTTTTGATGTTTTCGTTACTCCTATCAAAAACAAACTCCATGATGCAGATGTTTTCTTTTTTTGGACATCTCAAAACAATGGAAGAAAAAATGCTAATGATAAAACCCCTCGTCCTCAAAGACGTGCCTATCCAGTTGCTAAATTAGTAATTGCACAAGCGTTTCTCAGAACTGAACAGGGTAATGTAAAACTACCTAACAAGTACACAGTTAAACCTAAGTCAGACCAACATCAAGTTCCCCCAGAACCTCGTGCATTAAAGCCTGTATTCATTCTTCCAAGAGCAGGGGAGAGGATTAAAGTAAGAGCCAATGGCAAGACTTTTCAGAGTAGCGAAGGGCAAGCCTTTAACGATGGTCGTACACGGTATTATTTCGGCATCTATGGATATGAGATGGTAGAGCAAGCAGGAACTAATGTATTTGAAGTACTAGGTCAGCGAAGGAAGGAAGTTGTCCAAAATGGGAAGAAGAAGATTATCACAGTAGATGGTGTCCTTGGAACAACAAATCCTGCATTTAGGCAAGGAACCTCAAGATAGTATGAGTAATGTTAATAATCCTAAGCACTACAATTCTCATCCTAGCGGAGTCGAATGTATCGATATTGTAGAGCATATGAGTTTTAACATAGGCAATGCTATTAAGTACCTGTGGAGACAAGGGTTAAAAGGTGATTCTGTAGAAGATCTACAGAAGGCAATTTGGTACATAGGAAGGGAAATAGACTTAATTAAATTTAAGGGTATAAAAAGAGGCATTGGCGAATCGAAAAGTAAGTAATAAAATTAAGAGATCTACATTGGTAGGTATTTAGTGAGGTGAATATGGAAGCTATATTAATATTAAGAGTGATAGAGGGTGCTGCTTTAATAGCTTCGCTCTTTATGAAAGAAGCTCCAAAGATAGTTGAGGCGACTCGCTTAGTTGGAGATGTTTTAAAAGAAAAGGAGATTAAAAATGTTCAAGTTGATTCTGAAGAATTTAGAGAAGATTCTAGCAATCCTTCCATTTAATGGGAAGAAAACAGAGCTTAGCTTAATTGCTTTAATCTTAGGACATCTTGTTCCTGAAATAGAGCCAGCTTTAATTGCTCAATTTAATGATTCTATTATTAAAATTTTCAATGAAGGCGTGATTCTTTATGGTGTGATCGGAGTCTTGCATGGAAGACTAAAGAAGAGGCTTGGCAAGTAATCAAAAAAAACATCCCCTTAAATTTCTTTAAGGGGATGAAACATTAATAATATCACAAAGGAAAATATGAACTACACATTTGTAATAATACTTTTATAATATGTATATCATATGTTAATTAATGTCAACTACTTTCTTTTACTCTTAGCTACTTTTGCTTTAGTATTAGTTAGTTTCTTTGTTGATTTCTTAGTTGTTACAGCTTTCTTTTTCATTTCTGCCTCATTATCTAAAGTTTTTAATTGATTCAAAATGAATCAATTAAATAGAGTAGAGCAAAGCCTGTACTTCGTCAACGGTTTTCTTTTTGAAACCCTTGAATGCTAACAGCTCTCGTCGCTCTGTCCTGTCTTCTGACTTTGCTGCAATAGTTTGACTTACTGCTACAGAGGCAATTTTGAAGTGCATTTTCTTGTAGAGCTGACGAATGAAGGGAGTATCTGAGTTGGATATAATAACCTTATTCTTAGCACTCATAGAATGTGCGTAACAGCATAACCTAATATGATCATCTTTGCCCCACTCTTCGGATGAGTAGCCAGTGTAGGAGTCAAAGTAAGGTGGATCAAAGTAGATAAACGCATTTTCTCTGTAGGGTGTTAGTGTATAGTCACAATTATTAAATTCCCAGTTTTTGAAAAGCTCTTTATATTTTGAAAAGTCCTCTATAAATTTAACAGAGACATACTTTCCAAAGGGTACGTTGAACTCTCCTTTCTTATTTGTTCTGTATAATCCGTTGAAGCATGTCCTGTTTAGATAATAAAACATACTGGCAAGGGTGCTACATAATAGTGGGTCGGTAAAGAATCTCTCCCTTTGATCGAACAATGGAAACAATTGCTGTCTTAAGATCTCGTTCATCAGGGATCTTGTTTTTAGGAAATGCTCTTGCGTATTTCTAGTGCTAGGTTTTATCCCAAAACCTTGTTGAATGGCTCGGTATAGGGCTATCAAAGGGAAGGCCGTATCACTTAATATTGCCTTTTTAGGTTCTAGTCCTAGGCTTATACTAGCCCCTCCGCATAAAGGCTCTATAAAGACCTCTCCATCGTATAGTTTCTTAAAAATCGGTAATAGCCATGTCTTGCCCCCTGCCCACTTAACAATTGATTTCATCTGCCCCCTTTGCCAATATTTTTTTTTACTTGAAAATGAAACTAGCTTCTATTTTTGACTGCCTCCAAAAAGAGAAGTTAGTTGGTTGGGATGTTTCCAACCAACGATTTTTCAATCTAGCCTTGTTTGTACTTCTCGCTCAATACCAAAACGTCAAAAGCATATAATTTTCCTGGAGAGCAAGATACCTTACCGCAGTTATAAACTGCTAAAGCCTTCGCCCATGATTTATACTTCTTATATTCTTCGGTTAAAATCTGCGCTCCACAAGCGAGATTTAATTTTGGATTGTATAACTGCGTAACACTAGATAGGTTACATCGTTTTAAATTAGTCGGATTGATCTGCGCCAACCCGATGCATCCCTTATGGCTCTTAGCTCCAGGGTTCCCACCTGACTCAATAGAGATCAAAGCCTTCCAAAGTTCTGTAGGGATATCGTTCTTTAATGCTGTTGTATGGATTAAAGAATCCAGAGTGTTTTCATCCTTGATTACTCTATAAACCTCTTCAGCTTTAGAGCCTACAAACTTCTTCATCAATCGAGCTTCTGTCTGTTGGTAAAAAGTTACATATCTTAAGGCTCCAAAGTGAAACGCAACCAAAAATGCTATAGAACATAGTCCTATTAGTATTTTTTTAGCGATAGTTTTTTTCTTTGGTTTTTTTTCAGTCATAATTTTCTCCTTGAAAAATTTAGGGGCAAAACATCTGCCCCTAAAAAGTTAAATAAAAAACTTCCAAATTTGACTAGCTAGCCAAAGAGTGCCAATAAAGGAAGTTCCTTTAAATAAATAATCCGTCATTTTTCGCCCTCCTTTGTTGGTGCGAATAAACCATCCAAGAATGATGGTTTTAATTCTCTAGTAGTTGTTTCAGCCTCTTGTTTTTCTCTGAAGCCAAAGAACTTAGAATCGTCTTTAGCACTCTCCTTAGCTGTTCTGATTAATCCATTGATAAAGTCGGCTTGCGCCCTTATCCCTTTATCGGTTTCATAGGTAACTCTATCATACCCTCCATGAAGCCCCAAGCCAGAACATCCAGCCTGAAGTATTATAGCGGTTAATCCTGCTGCTAACATCAATATTCTAGTCTCATTCATATATAACCTCTTAATTATTAACAATTAAAACCTTAACCCTATTTTCCAATAAGGTTTTAGTAGCAAACGAAAACTCGTAATCGATCTCTGAATTAGGACTTGTGGTATCTAATTCTCGATTACGAATTCTTCTTGCTGTCTCAGCTTCCCCTAATCGCCATGCGAGGCGAAAAAGATTCTTTAGTATCTCTTCATTTTCCATGTTCATATTTCCTTTATATAAAAAGTATATTAATTAAACTAATTAATATCATCTATTTTTTATATCTTCAAGGAAAATCTTTAATCAGAAACATTGTTTAATTGATGCATTTTTGATTTGCCTAATAAAATAAAGGCGTTAGGCGATGTCTCTTGTTTAGAAATATTATCAAACAGCTTCTCCAAACTCCTGCTCCACCAATAAATATTTTGGCAATCAGAACACTCAACCAAAAAAGGGCTAGGCGTTGACACTGGATATATCAAATATATTGATTCGGAATTACAACACGGACAGGAGAATAATCTCTCTTCTACATCTACTTCTTTAAGCCGTCCTTCAGCATCATTCGAGCGCATTTTGACTTCTCCTTATCAACATTAGGGTATACGCTATATATCTCGTCTCTTAGAGTTACCGTATCCCTTAAAACTACTGTTTGCGGAGGGTTTAAAACACAAATCCCCTCATCTGAATCTTGTTCCCTGAAAAAACATCTACAATCTTTACAGCTATAAAACTCAAATCCTTTCTCTTTTAATTCCATTTCAACCTCTCAAATATAAACTTTACTACTCGGATCTTTAACTTCAAAATAATTTATTTCACAGAACCTATCTGGCGCATTTTTTTTAAATAAATTAGCTAACCTTTTAGCTTGAAATCTATCTAGCGTTGCCTCGTTCCACTCTGGGGTCTGATCTTTAACCCTTAACCCTGTTGATGTAGTAATTGTAAAACCAATGTGATAACCGCCATCATTTCCTCGTGTATATTCTGTTTTACAATATTCGCAGAGGATTCTTAATTTCATTTTTGTTTAAATGCAAAACCGCACTCAGGACAACCATGCTCTGAGTCCTTATAAAATTGATGCTTATTACTGCACTCGTAATGGCATCGAGTCGTTGTCATATCGTGATAATGATATCTACCGTCTTCATCGTAAAATACATCTGGACGATCTTTGATAAGGTTTTCAACCTTCATAGATCTAACGATAGACTTCTTCCCTTCTTTATCGCACTCTGGACATTTCAAAATGGAACCTCATCTTCCCAAAAATCAATTTGCTGTATCTCATCAGTCTTTACTACTGCCTGTGAGTACTCTCCATATACCCTAGATACTACTCTATCGAATTTGCCATCTTTCTGTATAGATACTTCTGTTGTTGGCCTTAACTCATTTGCTCTTTCTATGGCTTCGTCAACACTAGATGGAACTACTATACTTGACGGTGTTTTATAATCCTTGTGTGCTGTAACCCACCATTTTATAGCTTGCCCTCTAGCGTAACCCACATGTTCAAAACAAACCCACTCATGGATTAATTTAGTCATAAGATTACCGCCTAGCCCAATCTCGTATGAAACCTTAAGCGTTGGTGGTGCTACAGCATCGCCTTTCTTGTGGTGTTTAGCATAATGCACTTTGGTAACCATATGCCTCTCTGGTGGCTCATATCCTTGCATAATGGGCTTTGTTGACGCTTTTATGTCATGGACAGGGGCTTCTATAGGGAACGGATTACCGCAATCAGGACACTCTTTAAACGATATTAAACAAACTGATTGACACTTCTCACAGATTTTTACTGGAGCAGAAGTTACTTCGCCAACCTTCTTCTCCTTCCCACCTTTTTGTTTGATTGTAATCTTATCGATTGGCCCTAATCTTTCTATATTTCCGCAGAAATCCAAGACCATACAATTAGTCTTTCCTGTTTCAGGCGATAGTCTCATACCTCTGCCAACAGCCTGAACGTATAGACTATGAGACTTCGTTCCTCTCAATAAAACGATACCGTCCACGTTTCTAGCATTAAACCCTGTTGTGAATACGTTTACGTTGACTAAGAAGCGTACCTCTCCTGATTTAAATCGAGACACCGTTTGCGCCCTAAACATGTCTTCTGTTTCTCCAGTAACAACCTCTGCTGTAAAGCCTCTTTCTATTAATTTATCCTTTACATGCTCTGCATGTACCACACCTGAACAAAATACCATTATGGAGCGTCTATCGCTCATATAAGTTTCGATTTCTCTAATAGCTGCCAAAGTTAAATCGTCATTGTCGAGAACCTTCTCCATCTCTGCTGCAACGTACTCTCCACCCCTGATAGCTACAGATGATAGATCTGCTTGTGTCTTTGGAGCTTTCGATATTACAGGGCTTAAGAATCCTTGTGAGACTAAATCAGCTACAGATACCTCGTAGGCGAACTCATCAAAGAGTCCACCTGGGGAAGTTAGTAACCCTGTCTTTAATCTGTAAGGAGTAGCGGAGAATCCGATTATTTTTACATGCTTATTAATCTTTTGAAGATCTGCAATCAGGCTTCTGTACATACTTTCATCGTTATTCCCACAGAGATGACACTCATCGATTATAATAATATCTTGCCACCCTAATTGTGCAGCTTTCTTATAAACGCTCTGTACTCCTGCAATGGTAATTGGCTTACCAACTTGTCTAATCTTTAATCCTGCACTGTACATCCCCACAGGCGCAGATGGATATAAGCCAATCAGCTCTTGGTAATTCTGCATTAAAAGTTCCTTAACATGAGATAGGATTAAGAATCTCTGATTCGGCCACTGTGTTAAAACTTCTTCAATAAACTTGGCGATAACGAGACTCTTCCCTCCTGCCGTCGGAATAACAATTACAATATTACCATCATTACCAGTTGAATAATAATTATAGATACTTGCAATAGCTTGCTTCTGATACTCTCTTAATTCTAGTTTCATGATTAATCGTTGGATAATTCATAAACATCTAATCCCCACTGTTTGAAGAAAGCTTCTTCAGATTCAGCAGATGCCCATGCAACATAAACAGCAACATATTCAGGAAAGCCTTTTGCTATCCTGTGTAGATTCATAGGGTCTGCTTTTGCAATTAAAGTAAATAAATAATCAGAAAAGCATGATGTAGGGTTATGCTTGTGATAGTACAAATGCAAAACATCCTGAAGCGTTATTTCGTAGTCAATTATTGGGTACATGATATTCTCCTTTATAAATGTTTTAACCACATTATCATAAGGATAGAATTTGTCAACTATTTATTATAGGCTCTTAATTCTCCACCTTCGTAGTTTATGTAAGTATCAAGTTCCTCTGATTCGTAGATGACTCCCTTATCGTTCTCTAAAACATCTGTCTGGCGCAACGGTACAAGTCCTGGAATATACAGATGGTTCATGCACCCTTCTCTCTGTTCTGTAATCCCTAAAACTTTATTAAATTTCTCACATCTCCAAGTTCCATCATCGTAAGCAGTGCTGTGTAAACACGTTCTGCAATTTCTCTTAGAGGATATTTTAATTTCTTTAGAGTGGCATATCTCTTTAAAATGACACATTTTGCAGACATAAAAATCTTCATCAGAGGAAATTTTTGGTAGTGGCTTATTAGAAAAGAGAACTCTTTTTGCCTTAGCCTTAATCTTCTCATATTCAATAGGTTCAAAATGCACTCTTTCTTCGTAAAGGTCGTCAGTGTTTTTATTGACTGCAAAATAAAAAGCTCTTTCAATAGGAGATCCGACAAGTGGGATTGTCTGCTCATGGCTCATTCCCATGTATGCTTGCATCTGGATAAAATGTTCTGGCTTGGATTCCTTAACTCCCTTACTCACCAAAGACTTAAAAGATTTATCGTTGTGAGTCTTCATTTCTAAAACATGCCAAGTTTTAGGAGCTTCAGGGATTCCTATGCATAAACCATCTAAGGAACCTCCAAAATGCCCACCAAATAAATCTAATCTAAATTGTCGTCCAGTCTTAAGATCGAAAGCCTTAACATCAACACCATCAATGCCGTTTAAATCTGCTACTAGCCTATTCTCTTCTAGTTTTCCAGTGTCGAAAAGTCTTAACATTCTGCCGTTAAAAACTTGTTCAGCAACCCATCTGTATGAATACCAAATCTTTCTTTCGCACTCATGCCCAATTTCTGATGCCCCTAAATGTATCCTTGGAGGGCTTTTACGCTGCCTCTCTTCATAGGATTCATATATCTTTAATATCGTACTATTATTCCTTAAGGGAATTTCCACCATCTGATCGCCTCCAATAAAACCTTCCTGCTCCCTGAACTATCACTGTATAGATTAAAGCTCTAGGAATTAATAGCCAATTTTTTAAAGCTTTCTTCCATATTCCTTTAAAAAATCTTAAGTCAGCTCTAAACAGATCATCGGGATCAGTTAAATTGACATAATCACGGTCATGCTTTACGCACTCATCGAAGAACGGATCTTTTTCATCTGTATGCACTTTCTTAGAACCGCATCTATCTTCGGCATCCGAGGTTTCTTTATCTTCTTCTATCATACTCCCTTCCAATTTTAGCATAAAAAGTTTTTAAAGCTGCCTCAATTGAATTTTCTTGTGCTATCTTACAAGCTTCCCACCCATCACGAAAATCTAGGACTCTCTTAGCTAGGGATCTTTCTCGTTGTGCTTCTGCTGTCGTAGGCTTGCTTTTTCTCTTCTTAACGACTAGCTCGCCCATCTCATTCCCTTTCTTGTTTCTACGTTTAACAACCAGTCTGGTAGCCTTGGACATGCTTCTACAACATCCCACAATCCGCTTCTCTTAAATTTTTCTTTAATTTTATCATCTATCTTAGATGTTAAAAAAGGTCTATCAATTTCCAAGAAATTATCCTGAACTTTGGTAGTAAGGAAATTGACTATAGGAGTTGGATAGTTGTAAAGATTAATTAAATCATGGTTATGAACAACCGCTGCACAAATTCTGTAACGACATTCTGCTGCCTGAATTGCTTTAATTTCAAAAAACTCAGTTTTATAATCAAGGTTTATCCTAGCTGCGGAGGCTCTTACTAATCGTTGATGTTCAATTTCCTCTGGGGAGAACACCTTATGCCAAGCTTCAGCTATTTCAAAGTATGGTGATTTATTAAAACAGACTTCAAACTCAAGCCCTAAGTCTTCAGTTATTGGTTTATAAAAATATCCCATCATCATCGGTATAGTAGAGCCGAATCTGGTAATTTCTTTTTGTACTGTAAACTCAGGACGTATTCCTGTGAAGTCCTCCATAGAGGCTCTAAAGGTCTTTGACAGGATGTCAACATTGTACGGTAGGACTACTCTTAAGTCGCATTCTATAACCGATTGAAACGGACAGTTATCGTTTAGGGAGTAATGTTTTGGCTTTGGGCCATTATAATGACCACAAACTAAAGAACCTGTTTCGAGTAGGGAGAAATTGTTAAAACCAGCCTCTTCCATACTAGCGGATAATTTTTTCTTGGCGAAGGAAATCTCTTCTCTCACTAGCTGTGGAAGTTGTAAGCTACTCTCAGTTTTGATCAGACTCAGCATGATGGCCTAGAATCTCCCATAATAATGATTGAATCCCCTTACCATACTGCTTAGTCCTTCTGTTTCTCCACGTTCCAGTTGTCGGCCAGAAATCGATATAGCCAACAACTAGTGTGTGCTTAGTTGTAAAATTGCATATTTCATATTGTACTCCTTTTGCATCAAGCGTAGCAATATAATTATTTGCATTGTTATATCTCTCTTCTTTTCTTCTTTGTTGGTACTCTTTCATGTATTTAGGTCGGTCTTCCATAAAGTTTGATATCCAGTAATAAAACCTATTATTTAATTTTTCTTTCTACTGTACATATAGTATCATTATGATGTCTACCATGAGAAACTAATAAGATTTCCACGATCTCAAAACCTTTAGTTATTCCAATACCATTGCTGTTCCATCCAAAGGATATAGCAATACCGCCGACTTTTAATATCCTAGCAATTTCTTTTTTTAAGTCTCCCCAAAAAGAACTCTGAGTGGTTTGCATATTTACTGTCATTCCAAATTTCTTATAACTCTCACTAACCTGTCTTGGGGAATAAGGAGGATCATATAAAACTGTTTGGAAAAAGTTACTAGGTTGTATTTTTAAACAATCTAAAGCGTTCATGTTGTAAGTCGTATTGAAGGATGGGTCTAAATCATTAGTTATTTCTGCTAATTTATTGCTATTAGAAAAAGGATCTATAGATGGGTGTTCCAGATATTTACCAATTAAAGTATTTATACACTTAATGCTAAAAGT